AGCAGTTTCACCAGATGATTTAAAAAATCCAATTGGTATACTACCCATTGTAAACTTTGCCGAAAATCAAGACGGATATTTCTGGGCAGAAGGTGGGGAGGATATTTTTGAAGGCACTGTGCTTTTGAATATGATTATAAGCGATATGTTTTTTATTGCTAAATATCAAGGCATGGGTGTTTTTTATATGTCAGGCCCATCTAAATCTCTTCCTACTTCACAGAAAATAGGTCCACGTGATGGTGTGTTCATTCCTCTTGAAGAAGGTGACCCAAATGCTAGCGTTGGCTTTGCTTCGAGCAACCCTCCAATTGACTCATGGATATCAATGATAGAAATGTATACAGCTCTTATATTAAGTACCAATGGACTTGAATCGGGCGAAGTTCAAACTAATTTGAGCACAGAAAAATTATCCTCAGGTGTTCATGAAATGATTTCCAAGTCAGAAGTCATAACAGATATTGAAGACCAAAGAGCGCAGTACATAGAAAAGGAACCTTTGATCTATGAAATTTATAAGCGTTGGCACAACCTATATTATGACAACAACTGGCTTGATTCCAAGTTTGAAAAAGCAGGCAAGATGCCAGAAATGGAGGTCAGTGTAAAATTTAAAGATGCTCAACCATATAAATCAGAAATTGATAAACTAAACGCTATTGAGAAAAGAAGAGAGTTGGCACTTGATTCTATGGTTGATTCCGTAATGCTAGATAACCCTGATTTAACAAGGGAAGAGGCAAAAGAAAGAGTTAAAAGAATTTTGGAAGACAAAATAATGCAAGCAAGTCAACAACTAAGGGGCATGGTCAATGAGCAAAGTGAGCTACAAGATTCAACTCCCAGAACTGAAAGCGGGGAGGAAAAGAAGGATAAAGAAAGCGATCAGTGATTACGTTGTTCAAGAAATTAAAAAAGACATGGACAAACAACTAAGCTCTGTTAGTGGAAGACGTTGGAAGGGATTGACTAACAAAGATTATAAAGAAAAAAAGCAGAAGATTGCAGGTAATAAAGATGCTGACCTTTTCCTTGAGGGCAAAATGCAAGCATCACTTAAAGCTAAACAAGTAGGGCAGAATATAGAAGTAGGCATATTTGATGAAAAACAAGCTAAAAAAGCCGATGGTCATTGTCATACTGGAGTTTTTGGAGATAGCAGTTTGCCTAAAAGGCAGTTCATACCGAAAGAAGACGAAGACTTTAGGGCAGGTATAAAAAAAGGCATCAAGAAAATATTAAAGGATTTGAATAGCTAATGGTCGCAAAAGTTAAATTAAGCTTAGATACAAAGAAATTAGAAAAGCTTATCGACAAATCAAAAAAAAGAAGCATAGACGTTGCCAAAAAAGAGGGAGTTAGAGTCCTTAAGAAAGAGATAATCAAATCAATTGAAAAAGGTCGCTCCCCTGTTGCAAGAGCGGGAAAATTCAAATCTTATAAACCAAGTTACAAAGAAGCAATGAGTGGCGGTCCTCATTTTAGGAAAATAAGAATAGGCGGGAATTTAATAACAATTCCACTACCGGGGGGAGATCCTTATTTAACAAGATATGGGAAAAAGCCAAGACCAGTTAATTTAAAGGTAACAGGAAAATTACATAAATCACTAAGAGTTAGATTAACCAAGCGTGGAATATCTGCTTTTTTTACTTCTTCTTACGCTAAATATCATCAAGGAAGCACGAGAAACCCAAACATCAAAGAAAGGAAGCTATTGCCTCAAAATAATGAAAACTTCAATAGAAACATAACTACAATCTATATAAAAAGAGTTGGCGACAAGCTCTTTAAAACTTTCAGATCAAATTTTAAATAGGAGGAACCAATGGTTGATAACACAAATGATGCGGTGGTTAACGACGGTCAAAATCAAGAGGGCGTTGATAACAGGAGCACAGGAAATGAAAACGAAAATGCGGAAAATGAAAGCAAACAAAATGATTCTAACAACAAAAGAAACACTGGTAGCTCTTTTTATAAACAAAAGTTGACTGAATATGAACAGCAATTACAAGAATTAAGAGAAGCAAACGAAAATTTGAAAACGCAATCTCTACAAGAAAAGCAAAATTACAAAGAACTATGGGAGCTTGAGAAACAGAAAAGAGCAGAGACAGAGCAAAGACTGCAACAAGACAGTGAGATGTTTTGGGGTTCTCTCAAAATGAACGCTATTGAAAAAGCAGCTTTAAACGCAGGGATCAGGAAAGAAGCTCTTGAAGACCTCAATTATTTTGATTCTTCCATTGTTGAGATTGAAAAAACAGATAGGGGCAATGTAAATATTATTGGAGCAGAGGATTTTATAGAAAGTCTGAAAGCTAAAAAACCATACTTATTTACACAAGCAATCCCGCCAAATGTAAATAACGGCGGTGCAGGCTTTAGCACTCCAAAACAAATGGACCCAAAAGAAATTCTTGCACTAAAAGAAAAGGACCCGAAAAAGTATCAAGAAGTCATGCAAGAATTAATTAAAAAGCGATATGAAAAATAATTGTTTGTCAAATAGCGAAAAAATGTTTTAATTAAAATATAAACAAATTTCAAACGTCGCTATGAATGGTAGGGCGTATTAGTTAAACGGAGGAACCTATATGGATCAATTGACTAATACCACTACCAACGCAGCCATTATCCCTGAGATTTGGTCGCAAAATTATCGTGATACTTTAAGAGCAGAACTTGCTTTCCTTGACCCCGGAGTCGTAGACAACTCTTACAGCTCTGATATTCAAGCTCTTGGCGATATCGTAAACATTTCTCAAATTCCTGATTTTGATGAAGCTGTTGAGCTTCCCGAGGGAGCTGCTGGTAGTGCCGATTCGATTTCTATAAACGGGCAACAGATAGTTATCAACAAAAGAAGTTACAAAGACGCCCTTATTACTAAGAGATCACAACTTCAATCTCTTCCTTTTATGGACGAGCTAAGAGATAGAATGATTTATTCTATCAGAAAAAGAATGCAAGCTGTAATTGTTGCCGCTTCCGTTCCTGCTGCAGGTAACCAAATTTCCTATGACTCAGGCACAACTCTTGCTCTTGCTGATATTCTTCAAGTTAAAGAAAAACTTGATTCTTTGAATGTACCTAAAGAAAATAGAACTATGACCCTTGGTGCAGCTCAGGAAAATGATCTTTTTAATATTACTGGTTTTCAATCAAGTGACTTTGTACTTCATCCAAATGCTGGCAGCCCTCTTCAAACAGGAATGAACGTTACGCTTCTTCTTGGATTTATGCCTAAATATACTACTGTGGTAAGCACAACAGCTTACTTTTTTCACAGAAGTTATTTAACTATGGCGATTCAAGATCAGCTTAATATTTCTATGTATGACGTTGGCGGGCAAGGTATAAGAGGAACTAGGGTTAACGCTGATACTCTTTATGGCGTTAAATTGCTTGATAACACAAGAATCGCAACACTATCTTAATAGGAGTATAAAATGAGCGTAGTTAGTAATAAAGGCGTAATGGTCCAAGAATACTTGTATGATTTCTCTGTTGATGGCGGTGTCACGGGTGAAATTGTACTAAGTGACAATAACAACAAAGCTGCCATTCCTGTTGGCGCAATCATTAAAGGCGTTACAGCTCAAGTAATCACAGCGGTTACAAGTGCTGGATCGGCTACTCTTGCATGGGGCAACGGAGATGATGCTGATGGATATAGCGGTACAGCTATTGCAAAAGCATCTTTAACTCAAAATGCAGTTTTTAATGGTTGGGATAACGGTGCGGCACTTCTATGGGACGACACAAACGATCATCCTATCTATCAATACGTTGCAGATGCAGACGATGGTAAATTTTCTGTTACTGTTGGCACTGCTGACCTTACAGCGGGTAAAGTTGTGTTCCTAGTTGAATATTACTTCCCTGCACGTGGCGTATAATGACCGTAACGGTTATTGAGTCAGATATACCAAATACCAGAATCCGATATGTGTCCTCCAAAACAATGGAGGGCATTATCGGATATTTTAATAATTTACATTATAGAGTTGAGTTAAAAAGTTTGGTCTGGGACGGAAAGTTGTACATTCAAACTTTTGTCCTCCCAGATAAAAAAGACCTTAAAGAGGTTCCTTCGGGGAGGATAAATATATGAGTAGATTTAAACCTTCACAAAAAGTTGAAGACTTAAAATATACGTCTGGCACGCGAGAAAGTGTCGTTATAACAATGCCAGCGGTTGCAGGCGCAACTCAAGGCGACTATGTAGTTATCACTAATCCAAATGGAACGAGTCAGGCAGTTTATATTGACATAGATGCCGATGGTACAGAGCCAACAGGCGCTTTGTATGTAGCTGCTGATAGTAGTGCTAACGCTGCTTATAAGAATGCAGTTCAAGAAAGCTATACTTTAACTTGTCCTGATACTGCAAGTGCAACACAAGGCGATTACTTCATTGTTTATGATGATTCAGGAAATTCTACAGCAATATGGCTTGATATCGATGCAGACGGCACCGAGCCGGCAGGATCAGGATATACCGCAACTGATGCTCAAATTGAAGTTGATATAGCAACTGGAGACACTGCCACTCAAGTAGCTGGTAAAGTTCACACTGCAATCAGTGGAGTTATTTCAGATATTACTTTTACTGATAATACAGATGGCACTATTGGAGTTCAATTAGATAATCCCGGAGATGCAACAGATGCAAGCGTTAGCAATGCTGCTGAAGACGGTGCCGGAAGTTTTTCACTTGGCACTATTACAGATGGTGTATTGGCAACAACAGCAATCGCAGGCGGTGCTTTGCTTCAAGCTGCAATTTCTCTAACAGATGCTACAGCTGTAGATAATGGAGATGGAACCGTAACGGTTATTTTTTCCGACATTGGAAATGCCACAGATGCAGCGGTCAAAAATGCAGACGATAGTGGCGCTGGTAGTATATCTGCGAGCGTAACAGACGGAGCGAGCGAATCTTTTCCTTATGTTGATCCGGGCGATTCTCCTACAGATATTAAAATAGAACCAGACACAGTATCTTAATGTGTTTGTCCAATATGATGATATAAATGAGGGCATAGCATGGCAGTCGATGACCACGGGATTGAAGTTCTTAAAAAATCAGGTAAAGAAATTACACCCGGTGACAAGTCCGACTATGCCATACAGGTGGAAATCGTGAGTGATATAGCAGGGCAATTAAGAGTTTCAGGAAATGATTCTACTAAGGCTTATCTTGAAGACAAAGTTGTCGCTGGGAATAATATATCAATTCAGACATTAAATGAAGGTTCTCTTGAAACACTTGAAATAAGTGCAGATGACCCAACCCTTGAAGGATTATCAGATATAAATATAACAAATGTCGCAGATGATGACATGATTATATATGATGACAATACTTCAAAATGGATTAACAGAACGGCTCATTCTTTATTTCATGATGTATCAAGTGCAACTGGACTAATATCAGGTGGAACATTAAGCATTAATGGTGGAGATCCAACAAAATACGATGTAGCTGCTGGAACTGGTTACATAGTAGATAACTATACTGATCCTCTTAACCCAACCGTACAACAAATATCTTTTGGGCCTTTAACTGCTGTAACACTTACAACGGTAGGTGTTGATGGTGATACAATCATTGCAATTGATTCAAGTGGCAATCCAGTTGAAACAGATGAAATCGACTTTGAGGATTTAAGAGACACCATAATTCTAGGAGGATTAGTCCATCAAGGTGGAGTGATAATAGATAATATTCCATCTCCGTTTAATCACATAATTGGACCTCACGATACTGCGCTAGATATGATTAACGCTATTGGTGCAATTAATGTCACTGGTAACGTGTTTAGTGCAAATGGTGCAAATTTAAATATTGATAAAAGTTTAGGTAAGATATTTCTCCCCGGTTCAAATTTTACATCTAGTAAGAAATCTCCAAATATTTCTACTCAAATAGCACAATCTCCAGTTAGTTTTATCTATACTTGGCGTGATGGTTTGGGAGGTTTTAATACAGCTGCTTCTTCTACTTTAATTGTTCCAGAGGACTATGACGACGGTACAGGAGGCGCAAGTTCTCCAAATGGTACAGTGGTAGCATCACAATACACCGTTCAAAGGATATATCTAGCTGTATCTGGACTTGTTATTATCCATTATGGACAAGCAGTATATTCGTCTTTAACAGATGCAAAAGCGAGGTATTTAACAGAGGATTTTAGCCCTAACCCAGAATTACAAGGCACATTATTAAGAGGCTTTTTAATTGTAAGAGGGAATGCAACAGATCTTAACAACACAACTCAGGCCACATTTATTAAAGCGAATAGATTTGGTGATTCAGGAGCAGGGGCAAACGTAACAAGCGCAACTGCAAACTTGCAAAATGTTTATGACAACTCATTATATCCAGAAATTGTACTAAATAATACGCTTGGAGGTATTTCTATAACCGATGGAAGTACTCCTGTTACTGGCAATCTTTTAGAAGTACAAAATAATGCAAGAACAACTGATTATTTAAATGTAAATCCAACAGACGTATGTCATGGAGTACGTGGCGTATTCCCCATGGGTAGCGCCTTAAGTACAGGTATAGGATTTAGTTCAACCAATACAGCTTTTGGTATATATTCAACTCTTGCCGACGATCCGGCAAATGCTGTTTTGAGATTCGTGACAGGCGATGGCAAGGCAATGACCTTTGGCAAGACAGGTCTGGAAGTGTTTGAAAGAGTAAAAGCAAGAAATGGAACTTTGTCATCTCCTGATTTTGCATTTCAAACGGATTCAAATACGGGACTATATTCAGAAGGGTCAGACGTTCTAAGCATTGTTACAGGTGCTACTAGAAGAATCCAATTAGACGCAAGTGGCAATTCTAAAATAATAGGAACGCTTGAAGTTAGTGCAAAAGTAAAAACTGCAATCAAAACAGTTACCAATATCACGTATTCAATATCTGATAGCATTACTAGCGGAGATCATACTTTATTATTAGATGCAAGTTCTAACGCTGTTACGGCAACACTTCCAAATGCCACGACAAACTCAGGCGTTGAATACGTTATAAAGGCAATAGATATTACAAACACAGTAACTTTAAATACCACTAGCTCTCAAAATATAGACGGTTCCACGAGCTATGTCTTTGGAACTCAATATCAAACAATAAAAGTACAATCAGACGGTACTCAGTGGTGGGTAGTATAAAGGTTAAATATGGCACTAATAAAAACAATATCATTAGATAGTGGAGTTCAAGGAAATTACCTAAAAATAAATAAGATATTTTTGAACTTGTTAAAAAAATCCTTAACCGTAGAAGTTTCACTTTATCTCGATAAACAATCTAGGCTTGAAAACAAAGATGCTGTTTTATCGTTTTACTATGATATAGAAAATTGTGATTTAATTACTCTTGATTGGCTTAACACTAAAGACAATAATATAGTAAAATTGTGTTACGTAAAATTAAAAGAGCTTTATTACACAGATGCAGTAGACGATTGAAAGGATAACGAAATGGCAATGGATAAAAAGAAAAAGAAAAAGAAAAAGAAGAGTAAAAAATGAGAAGAAAAATAATCTATTCAGACAATGCTTCTCTTGTTGATATAAGCACAGAGTTAGAAAACTATGCTAGTGGATTAAAAACGCTAAGCATTATAGCAGCAGAAGACGCTATTTATATCGGATCATATCTACCGTTTAATCATATTTATTTCAAGCTTGGAGCAACGGTAAACGCAGAAACTTCTTCTATGACTATTCAAGTCTGGGATAACTCATGGGTAGACGTTGCGGAGCTAATAGACGAGACAGCATCAAGTGGCGCAACACTATCACAATCAGGATTCGTTACATGGGTAACTGACAAAGACGAGTCGTGGACTAAAGACGATACCGACGACATGACAAGCTCTGGTCTTAGTAGCTTAAAAATATATGATAGATATTGGGTTAAAATTACTTTTAGTGCAGACCTAACAGATAATTTAGTTATTCAGTGGGCTGGCAACCTTTTCTCAAATGATGATGACCTTGGTGCTCAATATCCAGAACTAAACAGGTCGAGCGTATTAAGTGCTTTTGAATCTGGGAAAACTGAATGGCAAGAGCAACACGTTTCTGCTGCTGAATATATAATAAAAGATCTTAGGTCTATGAATACAATTATTACAGGTGATCAAATACTTGATAGGTATGATCTCAAACTTGCTAGTGTTCATAAAACAGCATCAATTATCTTTAATAATTTTGGTGACGATTACGAAAGGCAAACAACTAAGGCAGAAAAGGATTATATAAGAGCGCTCAAAACATCATTTCCCAAAAGAGATATCAACAAAAACGCAAGAGTTGATACCTATGAACAAAAATTCATGACTGGTAGGCTTTATAGATGAGTAATATATCTGACATATACGATAAAATATTATCTAAAATGGAAACTCTTTATCCTAATCATACCAGAATACCAAGAGCAGAGTCGTTGCCAGATAACATCGACAAGTTATTAACTAAGGGTTATGGCCTCAAATTTAACTCTATGATTCGTGTTGAACATGAGTTTCAAAATATAGCATTTGAGTTTGAGTTCGGTGCAGTTTTTACAAGAGAAATAATTTCTCATGACGTTGATACTGACCCAAAGGACACTGGATACAAAGAAATACTAGAAGACATCGTTACGTTTGGGAAAAACTTTTATGATGTGACACTTTTAGGCATATCTGACAAAATAGAAAATATAGATATAGTTTCCTCGACTGGAGTAGAAACTGTTTTAACTGATAATTATAGATACTGGAGTTCAGAGGTATCTTTTACAGTACAAATTAGAGAAAAAACATTGAGCTGTTAGGAGGTAACGTAATGGCACAAATAACTAAGGCCTCAACCTTTGCAATTAAAAAAGAAACAACTGCGGGAACTCCAGTAGAACCAGCAGCAGCAAGTGATTTTATTCCATTGAGAGATGGTTTTACAATGGAGAGTGCTATTGATGCACTTGAAAATGATGAGATTATAAACTCTATTGGGCAAACAAAAGCGGCCTCTGGGAAAGAAAACCCAACAGGGAGTCATCCAATATATCTGAAGAATAGTGAGACAGAAGGCACTAGCCCTGAATTTTCACTAATGCTTGAAAGTTGTCTTGGTGCAAAGACAAGTGATTCCCCTACAGAATATGATACCGTAGCTGGTTCAACTACAAGCGTGATTAATGTCGATACAGGTGAAGGAACAAACTTCGATGACCCACTTGGTAGAGCTTTGCTTGTAAAAGATGGCACTAATGGCTATTCAATTCGTAACGTCGATAGCGTGGCAACAGATGCGCTTAGCTTAAACTTTAACCTTAGCAATGCTCCTGCAAGTGGTATTAATCTTGGAAAATCAGTTTTATTTTACCCAACAGCAACAGGGCATCCCACTTATACATCATGGCTTTATGGCGGTGACTCTGCTCTTATTCAAATGACTTCTGGTTGTAGAACTACTAACGTAAGTATTGCAGCTACATCAACAGAATTTTTAACAGCAGATATTTCTTACGCTGGTACAAAATACTTTTTTAACCCTATTGTTATTAGTTCTTCTAATAAATACGTTAACTTCACAGATGACGGTGGAACTGTAACGGCAACTCTAACGGAAAAGGTTTATAGGACTCCACTTGACCTAGCTTCAGAAATTGCTACCAAAATGACTGCTGCGAGTGTTGGCAGTGGAAATAATACAATATCATGTACTTTTGCATCAAATGGCACAGACGCAGGGAAATTCACTATTAGTACAGATGGTGCAACACTTTCCCTACTATGGAAAACTGGAGCAAACGGATCAGACAACACAGATGATCACTTCGGTACTACTATCGGATTTGATGACTCTGCCGACGATACAGCATCAACTAGCTACACAAGTGATTCTGCTATTACTTATGCGCCTCCATATACTGCAAGTTATGACGATGCGACAAACCTCGTAGTTAAAAACAATGAACTAATTATAGGCGACGCTGACGATAATCTTTGCAGAAAAGCATCGAGTGTTACTTTC